GGTTCGCAATGTGCCCTTTTTCCAGCGTAGAGATGTTTCACAAGAGGGATAGATATGTCACATGTGACCGAACAGTCCGATAATCGTTGGACAACCCTGACGGAAGCCGCGGGGATCCTCAACCGATCCCCCAACAACCTATCTCAACTGTGTTCTAAGGCTCGCATCCGACCTCGCGCAAAGGATGGGCTATACCCCCTGGACAAGATAGCCAAGGCGGTGCAGGAGTCGGCGGAGCGGGATTTGCGGAACGCTCCAGGGGCGGGGCAGCTTACCCACCTCAAGGCTGATCGCCTGCGTGAGGAGATCGGCATCCTGAAGGCCAAGCGGGCTGAACTGGAGGGGCGGTCCGTCCTGAGGGAGACGGTTGATGCCAACGCGCGGGAACTGGTGGCGATGTTTCGGGACGTGCTGTCCCAATGGTGCGCGGCGGTCCGGGTGATGACGGCTGACCCGGCCCTCGTGGCTGAGGCGGAGCGGCTGCGGGATAAGGCGCTGGGTCAGATGAAGGAACGGGTGGCGCCGTGACGCCGGACTTCCGCGCCTCCCTGGGAGGGCTGTTTGAGCCGCCGCCCCGCGTTAATGCGTGGCAGTGGGCGGAGACGGCGGTGGATTACAGCCGGGTTCGCAATTATGATACGGAATGGAAGGGGCCCTATTCGGCTGACTATATGCCTTATTGGCGGGAGCCGATGGAAGCGCGGACCGATCCGTCCGTTAAGGAAGTGTGGGTTCTGAAGTGCAGCCGGTCTGGTGGGTCTGAGAACGTGCTGCTCACCAGCCTGCGGTTTACCGTGGCGTGCGATCCGGTCCCCACCCTTTACATGAGTGGGCAGCAGGGGTCCGTCGAAAAGTTCATGGAAACGCGGATCAAGGCTGGCATGGACCTGGCGGCGGATACGGCGGCGGCGTATGGGCGCGCCCGGAAGCGCGAGCATGAAGTCATGTTTGACACGATGGACCTTGTGGCGGCATGGCCGGCCAACAAGATGGCGTTCAAGCAGTCCGGTTTCGCCTTGGTGCTGGCGGATGAGGTGTCTATCTGGCCGGAGTTCGCGGCGGATATGCTGCGGGAACGGATGGCCAACTACGCATTTCCACACCTGCTCGGCATCTCCAGCCCCGACCCAGCCCAGAAGCGTGGCAGCGATGAGGATCCTATATTCTTGGAGTATGGCCAGACGGACCAACGCAAGTGGTTTTGCCGGGACCCCCGGACGGGTAACGAGTTCGTGTTTCGGCTTGGGACGGATGAAACGCCGGACGGACTAAAGTGGGATCGCGGCGCCAAGGCGCCCAACGGAGGATGGGACCTGAACCGGGTTGAGGCGACGGCGCACTACGTCACACCAGACGGCACGCGGATTGACGACGTAGACCGGCTGCGGATTGTCCGGGCTGGGCGGTGGAAGCCGACCGCCACAGGCATGGCCGGGCGGCGTGGGTATCACGTCACGCGGTTCATGGTGCCTTTCCGGGTGGGCAGCTTCGCACATATTGCGGTTAAGTTTCTGGAGGCGAAGCACAAGGGGGTGTCGGCCAACGCAACCAACCGGCAGGGCCTCAAGACTTTTTTCTACGAGTACCTGGCGGAGCCATTCTACGACACGAAGGAGGATGCACCGGCGGAGGTGGTTAAGGACCGCGAGGCCGACTATGCCAAGGGACAGCGGATAAGCGCCGCTGAGGGCGTTAAGGAGTTTTATGTGGGCCAACAGGCGCAAGTGATTGCGGCCCTCGACGTGCAACGGGATCATTTCTGGTACACCGCCCGCGAGTTCGTAGGGTCCGGGGATAGCGGGTTGATTGACTGGCGGCACCTTATTACGTGGGGGGAGGTTGATGTGGCGGTGCAGGCCCACGGGGTTGACTGCCTCGGGGTGGATATGGGGTATGAGTTGCGGAGGATGGAGGTGATGGATTACGCCGTGCAGCGATGCGGCAACGGGCCGCAATGGGTGATTCCTTTGATGGGTAAAGACAACCTGCCTGTTTCCGTGCGGGTGCAGGAGCAGGACCCCTACCTCGGCAAAAAAGGGGGCAACCGGATAGCCTTGATGACGGCACTGTGGAACACGGACCAGTTTCGCATGTTGTTGGTGCAGATGATGCGTGGTGAGTCTGTGCAGAAGTGGCGGGTTTACCGGGGGGTGGAGGAGGAATACGCCGGACAGGTGTGCAGCCAGGAGCGGGTTGATGGGGTGTGGCGGTTCCGCAAAGGCTGCTCCCAGGACCATTTATGGGACTGCGAAGCGATGATGCTGGTGGTGGCGCGCATGTTTGGGAGGCTCCAATGTGAGTTCTTGACGGCGGAGGGTTGAATCAGCGGCTAAATGTGGAGGCTTTATAGTCTATGGCTACGGCACTTGAGACGACAATCCAAACCGAAATTACGGCGATGCCTGCGGGGATACGCAAGGAGGCCGCCCAGGAAAAGCTCACAGAATACGTCCGGGCGAAGGCGGCCTCCATGACTGCTGCGGACAACGACGTGATTTCCTACAGCATTGCCGGGCGCACGGTAACGCGGCGGAACAATTCGGATTTCTGGGCCCACGTCAAGGGCCTGGAGACTGAACTTATTGACCTGATTTACGGAGGCGAGTCCCTTGTGGACATGTCGAAAGGTACGGCCCGATGAAGTTACTCGACTGGATCGTTGAAGCTGCCGCCCCCGCGGCGGCATTGCGCCGCGCACAAGCGAGGCAATCGCTGGCCGAGCTTAACGCGGCGGTTGACATATCCCAACCCGGCAGCGGGATCGGCTATGAAGCGTCTGATTTCGGCCGGGAGGGGTGGAATCCCGCGTGGAACCGCGCCCGCATGGCGGATGAGGAAAGCAACCTGAATCGGTTTGACCGTGATACGGTCATCCTCACACTGGAGGACATGTATCGCAACAACGAGTTCATCGGCGGCATTGTGGACCGGATGGCTGACTACGTTGTGCATACAGGGGTGCGCCCGCAGGCCCAGACGGAAAGCCGCGAATGGAACGATGACGCCGAGGCGTGGTTTATGGAGTGGGGGAAGGTAGCTGATTACCGGCAGCGATCTGGTATGGACCTGTGGCGGATGCAGTGGATGACGGTTGTTGACCGGTGCCTCCGGGGTGAGAGCGCATTCATACCTCTGGCGAATGGGCAGTTGCAGCCGATCGAGACGACGCGGATACGCACACCAGACAAGGAACAGAGTAACCCCAACGTGCGGCACGGCGTTAAGTTTTCGGATAAAGGGCTGTGTCTGGGGTATTGGGTTTGCGAAACCGCACCGGACGGGACGCTGAACACGGCAAAGGCGGAGTTCCTGCCGCGTGAAGAGATGTTTCATATTTCGTATCCGTGGCGAGTGGCCCAGGCGCGCGGCGTCCCGGCGCTTGCCCGGCTGGTCAATAAGGTCACGCACTTGCGGGAAGCGGACAAGTTTGTCCTGTTGAAGATCAAGAATGATGCCAGGCACTTTTTGAAGGAGACCCGCAAGGAGGGGCAGGGGTTTGGGGCACTTGGTACGCGCAACAGCCGGACGGTAGCGGACGGCGACGGCAACAAGACACGCATTGAATCGAAGGACTGGGGCGTGATCTGGCGCGGAAAGGAAGGCGAGGATCTTCAGAGCTTTGAAAGCCGGACCCCGCACAGCGGCCATGTTCCATATCTGGAGTGGCAATGTAAGACTATTGGTATGGCCCTCGGTTTACCGTGGGAGTTCGTTCTGATGGTGTTTACAGAGGGTAGTTTCAGCGCCCAGCGCACGGCCCTGCTGCACGGCCTGCACAAGTTCATACAGTGGCACAGCGACACGGCCCGGTATTTCTGTCAGCGGGTATGGAACTGGCGGATTGCCAAGGCTATGAAGGAGGGGGACTTGCCCCGCGCACCTCTGAAAAATGGTGTTTCCCAGTGGTACCGGGTGGAGTGGTCCCTGCCAAATATGGGGTGGGTTGACCCGGAAGCGGCGGCGAAGGCACAGATGGACTCTTGGCGGTTCGGCAAGACCAGCCTCAAGCGGATTGCCGCGGCGGAGGGGGCCGACCGGACAGACCTGTTGAAGGAAAAGAGCGAAGACATCGCGGATGCTATCGAGTTGGCAAACACGATTAACGCCAAGTACCCGGATGCCGGGGTCACATGGCGCGACCTGATTGGGGTTGACGGCACGGCTAATAGTGTACCACCACCGGCGGAACCCCCGCCAGCGACGGATGGAGACGCGGCATGAAGTTGGCGAATGTCCTGTATAAGTTGTATGTGGATGCCTGGGTGATTATGCCTGCGGCACACGCCAACCTTTGTGCCATTGTTGACGACCATCTCTCCGGGCGCGCGCACTGGCCGGACGGGCGGCACAACATCTACAACCCCCCGGCTGGCTCCGCGCTCCCTGGAGGGGATGAGGATGAGGATGAGTGTTCTGTAGGTCCGCGCATGGATGGGGAGATCGCTGTTGTTGAGGTGAATGGGGTGATCGGGCGGCGGGTCGGGTCTATTGAGAAGTCAAGCGGCGTGGCGGACGTGCTTGATATTGAGCGGGCACTTGACGCGGCGGTGGGATTGGGGGCCAAAGGTGTGCTGTTGTCGTTTGACTCCCCCGGCGGTGTAGTGGCGGGGGTGCCGGAACTATCCGCCAAGATTGCAGAACTGAATGCAAGGATCCCGGTGGTGGCTTATGTGGATGGGCTTTGCGCATCGGCGGCGTACTGGATGGCATCACAGGCGTCCATGATTGTCAGCCCCAAGACGGCGCAGACCGGCAGCATCGGGGTGTACCAGGCGTTTCTTGACGAGTCCCGCGCAATGGAGATGGACGGGCGCAAGGTTGAGTTGTTCACAACCGGCAAGTTCAAAGGCATGGGGATTACCGGGCTGCCCTTGACCGAGGAGCAGCGGGCAATGCTGCAGTCCCGTGTCAATCAGGTGTTTGGGTGGTTCAAGGAAGCGGTGCGCGCCGGGCGTGGGAAGGTGTCGGATGAGGCGATGCAGGGACAGACCTTCTACGGAGAGGACGCTGTGAAGGCTAATTTGGTGGATGCGGTAGGCAGCCGCGGGGGTGCAAAGGAAGAACTGCGGGCGATCATTGCCCGGCGAAACAAGTGAGGAGTTGAATATGAGCATGGTCAAGGATTTGGAAGCGGCGGTTGCCAAGGCGGCGGAACTGGAAGCCAAACTGGCGGAGGTTGAAAAGGGCGCGCTGTCGGCGGCTGAAACTGTCGCCGCGGGGCACAAGGAGACCGTTGAACGGATGGCCGGGGAACTGGCTACTGCGCAGGTGTTGATTGATGCCAGCGTCAAGGATTTGGCTGCGGCTCTGGAGAAGAATGTGCAGTTGACCGCGGACTTGGCGGCCAGCGTTGCGGAGCGTGAAGCCCTCCAGAAGAACCTGGGGATTGCGGAGAAGGCCCTGGCGCAACCGGCTTTTGCGGATGCCGCGATGGCGGGGCGCAAGGAAGGCGTAACGGAAGGCGCCGAGGTGACGGTCGCGGCGGAAGGCACCCCGACTTGGGATGCATTCAACAAGCTGACGGACCCGGCGGCCCGGACGAAGTTCTGGAATGAGAATGAAACGAAGTTGCGTCAAGAGATGGCTCGGGTGAGCCGCAAGGGTTGAAGGTTCGGCTATAGGTAACCGAGGACATGAAGATGAAAAAGGCTTTTTTGATTGTTGAGTTGATGGTGTGTGGGGTGGTCGCGTTCGGGGCGTTCGATTCGGTTACGTCGCAGGATGCGACCAAGACCGGGCTTGAGGGGTTCCGTACAAAGGTGAATGCGAACTTCGCCAAGCTGACCGGGCCGATTGTGACCAACATTTCCGCGCAGACGGCGACGGTTGCCGGGACGGTGACTCCGCAGGCTGGACCAACTGTGACGGCGACGGCGGTGGTGACTCCGCAGGCTGGACCAACTGTGACGGCGACGGCGGCTAACACACCGCAGATGGATACGATTGCTGTTACGCTTTCGCCGCAGACGGTTGATGTGACTAACGCCGCTGGTGGTGTGTCGACTGTCTGGACGAATGCAACGGCATCGTTTACCGGAATGACGAACGCCACAATAGTCGTTACGGTGGCCAACGGCGCGGGTCTTCTGACCAACGCAACGGCGGCTGTGACGGTGGCCAACGGCGCGGGCCTGCTGACCAATGTGACGGTCTCGATGGCTGGCGCGACGACCAACGTGTTGAAGCAGACGACCACCCCTTGAGGTGCCTATGCCGGTCAAGAAATACATTTTGATTGTGCTGGTGGCGGGGCTGCTCCCTGGGGCCCTCCTGGCGGAGTCGGCTTACGAGCGGGCGGTCTTGTCCGTTTCGATCGGGGCGAACCCCACCAATGCTGTGACCAGCACAAACACGGTGATCCGGGGTGCGTTGCAGGAGATTACTCTTACGGTTCCGGCCGCCGGGGTGACGGGCAACGTGGCTATTGTGTCGGTCCCTGCGGTTGGCGCGCCCGTAGTCGGCAACAGCAATGCGGCGGTGACTGCCTCGGTTATCTCTATCCCGAAGTTTGACGGCAACGGTGTTGTGTCCACCAGCGGGGTGAATGATGTTGTGCTGGTGGGGGACCAGGTGAGGATGACGGTTGTTCCCGTCTCGGTTTCGATGGGTGTGGTATGGAAGGCGGCAATTAAGTTCGCCCGATGAACGGGCGGACTGTGAACAAGAAAAGGAAACGAGGGTAGGAAGATGGCAAATACATTCAATGGTATGGTGGTTGAGAACGTCGCCCGCGAGGGTTTCAAGGCGTTTCTGAAGGCGTTGACTCCGCTTGGGGTGTTCAGCACGGACCTTTCGGCTGACATCGCGCAGCAGGGCACGGTTGTCAACACGCGGGTCGTCCCGGCGTCGAGTGCCGCCGTGGATCTGCTGACCAATGATACGGCCAGCGGCGACCGTGAGCACACGAACATTATCACGGCGACGACCACGACGGCGGTTCCGGTGACCTTGAACCAGCAGCCCATCACCGGCTTTGAGCTTACGGACTATGACATGGGTCGTATTGCTTCCGGCGTGATGGCGGACACCAAGGACAAGATCATCGCCAACAAGGCGTATGCCGTGGCGCATTATGTCCTGAAGTATTGCTTCAACCTGATTATCCCTGGGACGTACACGAATACCGCCGCCTTCACCGGCGCGGCATCGGCGTTCGATATGGATGACGTGGTTGATATGGCCGACGCGGCCCAGCAGCTCGGGTGGAACGCGGATGACGGCAAGAACTACCTGGTTCTTGATTCGTCCTACTACGCGGCCCTGAAGAAGGACAACGCGATTCAGGACCTTAGCGCATCGGGTATCCCGGTTGTGCAGAACGGCCAGTTGCCGAAGCTGGATATGTTCAATGTCCTGTCCGCCCCGGTGATCCGCGACGCCACCACGGCGTATGACGCGACCAACTATGTGCGCGGCTGGATGTGCCGCCCCTCCGCGATGGCCATTGCCATGCGCCAGGTGCCGTGCCAGGACAGCAACGCCATGATGGAAGTTCGGACGATGAGCGATCCTGAGTCCGGTGCCACCCTGGTTATGCGCGCGTGGTACAGCCCCCGGTACGCCAAGTCCTTCTGGACCTTCGAGACGCTGTTCGGCGCCGCGGCGGCCCAGGTGGCGGCTCTGTCGGTCATCAAGAGCCAGTAACCGACGGCAACAACAAGGGCGGGTGAGGGGTGAAGGCCCCCGCCCGCTGTAATCAGAAAGCGAGGCAGTAATGCGAGTCTCCGTTGTGATAGGGCAAACGAGGTCGGGCGGCTGGGAAGCCCTCGCCCTCCCGGACAAAGACATCGAGGGGCAGAAGGCCCTCGTCAAGTCCTTAATTGCAGGACGTGGGCGGATCGGGTTGGGGCGCGGGGCGAAAGCCTACAAGCAGGTGTTGCGGTTTGACAGCTACACCAAGCGCGCGCGGTTCGATGAGGTGATGCCTGCACCGGTGAGTGAGTCCCCCGTGGCGGTTTGACGGGGAAGGGAAGATCGAGCGGGGGCTGTCGTGATAAGCGGCGGCCCCTTTTTCATTTATGGCCTTGAGCAAAACAGTGATGGCGGCGGACCTGGCGTTTATGGTCGGGGACCTGGCGGACGAGATTGTCATGGACCAGCCAGACGGCCGGACGTTTGCGTGTCTTGCGTCGTCTGGTACGCAGGTGCGGCGACTGGCGGAGGAGGGGCTTGTCCCTGAATACAACCTATCTGTAACCGTGCAAAAAAGCCTGCTGGTTAATGGGGTGGGCGAATCCGATCCGTTGGAGTTGCGGCAGAAGTTTACCCTGACCCGTAGTGGCCTGAAGTACCGGATTGAGGAATTGACGGACGACCCCGGCGAGGCGGCTGTGACGGCCCGGTGCGTGCAGGTGACCGCATGAGTGTGACCTTGAGACTGGATACACGCCAGTTTCAGGTGGCGATGCGTGAGTACATGGCGGAGACGAAGCGGGATTCCGCGTCGGCGCTGAACCGGCAGGCCCGTAACTTTGCCATTAAGTGCATCCAGAACACCAAGCCAGCCAGGGGCGCGGCGGCAATTCGGGCGTTGCAGAATGAGCCGTGGTGGCCTCGGCTGGTGGCGAAGGTGATTGGCACACAGAAGGGGGCAGGTGCGGGATCCAAGGCTTTTCAGGCACAATATGTGGCAGCCGAGCGGGCACGGAGATTGGCGGCGGGCGGGCACAAGAAGTCCTATATGCTGTCGAAAGAGGAGTCATCCTATGCCAAGTATGCCCGCAAGGTGTCCGGGCAGATACTCAGAAGCCGCACGGCGGCAATTTCATTCTTGCGGTTTTTCTTCCGTGTGTTGGCACAACGGATATCCACAACGACGGGGCAGCCTGTTCCTGGCGGCAAGTCCTTTTCCGGGTTTCGCCCGTCGGTATCTCCCGCATCGGAGAGTCGGTTGACGGTCGCGCTATCCAATGTGTACGAGTTCCGGCGCCGCGGTTCTAAGTCGGCGGCCAGCGCGGAGCGGTTGTTGCAGACAGCTATGCAGACGGGGTTGGCGGCGACGGTTGCGGACATGAGGGATTACATATCCAAGCGAGTGGCGGCGCGATCCGCCCAGCACAGCGGGGGGGCGTAACATGGCGGCTCCATATTGGGACTTGCGGCGGAAGGTGGCGGACCGGGTGCAGAAGTGCCTCATTGCAAACAGCGGCGGAAAGCTGGTTGACCCGTCTACATGGGAGGGTACGGAATCCCAGGTGCCTGTGCGTGTCGGGTTCACAGCGGACTCCCTGGACACACTGCCCGTGATCGTGGTGGTTTGTGACAAGTCGAGCAAGACGTTCTCCGAGGTCTCCGCGCAGGATGACAACACACGGACGGTGATAGGGCGGGTCGTCATCAAGACCCCCACGGACACGGGCGTTATCACAAGTGATGAGACCCCGCCGGAGGACGTGCATAACCATTGGGTTGCCGTGGCGTATGACATCCTGAACCAATCGGACATCATCTCGCTGTTGCAGGCCGGTGCGGTTACGGATTGTACGGTGCAGGCGTTTGACCTGACAGACGAGACGCAAGACGTACAGGGCAACGTGTTCATTTCTACGCATGAGTTTGAAGCGGTGGCGATGCCCCAATGAAGGCCGACCGGATAGCGCTGGGGTTGCGGATCGGGCAGATGGTTGACCCCGCTTTTTTCGTGGCGTGGACAGAGGCCCTTCTTGGGGCGGTTCGGCCAGGGGATAAGGTACTCATGCCAGCGGTTCACCTTCCCCACGCGTGTGCTTGCAACGTGCTGGCGGCGCGGTTCCTGCGGACGGCATGTGACGCCCTGCTGCTGATTGATGACGATATGGTATTTCGGCCGGGGGATATAGGCGCACTGCGCGCAACGGACAGCCCCCACGGGATCCTGTCCGGGCTTTTCACCAGTCGGCGCGAACCGATCCGGCCTATTCCGATGCGGTGGAACGGAAAGGGGTTTACCGGGGTGCCCCTAGATGACTTCCACGGTGTGATTGATGCCGACGTGGTGGGGTTTGGGTTCACCTTGATTTCCCGTGCGGCGGTTGAATCTGTGGCTAATAGTAGAACGGACGGGCTTGGGGTTTTCCGGTGGACTAACTCTCACGGGGAGGATGGGGAGTTTTGCACAGCAGCGGCGGGGCAGGGCCATCGGGTCGGGGTCAACTGCGACGTGGTTGTGGGGCATCGGGTGGCATATACGGCGCGGTGGAATGCCGCGGACATGAGTGTTGAGATGGTGAATGAGGATTTTGGGATGTTTGAGAAAGGATAAAGGTTATGGCAACAACGCAACTTGGTTCAACTCTGATTATCGGCGGGCAGCGCGCGCTCACCAATTATATCGTGTCTGAGGATACGATCAACGACGCCAACGTGGTTTCTGAGGATGTGGAAGATGCTGATGGGAAGCTGACTACCCGGCTCGTGTTCCGCAACGAGGCGAAAATCCGGCTGTCCCTGATTTGCAAGACCGGTGCAACCCCGGCCACCGATTTCCCGGTCGGGACCATGTGTGCGGTGACGGGGTTGACGGGCTACTTCGTGGATTCGGCGCCCATCGTCAAGAGCAAGAGCGCGCAGAAGGTGACTGTGGATATGACCCTCCTCGGGGTGTAAGGAGGGGTTCCCGTGCCGTCCAACCCGTTTTTCCAGGCGGCCTACTGCCAACCCCCGCGAGTCCTGGGCGTTCAACTGCGCCCGTTCTCGTTGGGGCACTTGTTGCTTCTGGAGGGGCTTGGCAATCCTTTTGTAGCGTGGGGAACCGGCAGCCGGGCGGAACTGTTTGCCGCCGTGCTGGTGTGCTCGCGCACGATGGCGGAGAACGGGCGGGTGTTGTTCGGCGGGCGGTTGCCGTTGTGGCGGCTGGTCTGGTGGGCCTTACGTTGGCCCGAACGGCGGATCGGCCCCGAGCGGGACGCATTTGTGCGATACCTGGCGGACTACACCGCGACCCCCGAGCATTGGGAAAGCGAAAGCGACGGTAAGGGGTTTCGCGCGCCGTGGCAGTATCACTTCGTCCTGGTGCTATGTCGGGAGTTCGGGATGGGATGGGCGGAGGCGTGGAACGCACCGGTAGCCCTGGCGCGGTGCTGCTACGACACATGGGCCGAGACGCAGGGGGATAAGAGTCTGATTTCACCGGAGGAACAGGACGGGATTCGGTTCCTCAACAGTCAGCCGGGAGTGGAGCAATGAGCGCGACAGCGAGAATCATGGCGTTCCTCGGGATGGATCCCGGCAACTTCAATCGGGGGGTAGATCAGGCAAAGGCCCGGATGACGGGCTTTGAGGGCAGCGTTGCGTCCATCAACCGGATGTTCAGGTTCGCGTTCGGTGCCGAGATCATCGGGCGTATTGTGCAGGCGGCTGACCGTATAGGCGACCTTCAGAAGCGTGAAGGCATCGAAATTATCAGTCCGGCGCATCTCGCTTCGATACAGCAAACGAGCCGCCAACTGGAAATCATCCGGGCGCAGATGTCGGGGATGGCTGTAGAGGCGGTGGGGCCTTTGATTTCCGGGCTTTCGGGTGCTCTAGCCTTTTGGAAAGAGATTTTGTCTGGCAGAGGGCTGATCGCGGCTGAAGAGGCAAGGGACAAG